TTAGATTAGTTCCTAAAACACGAGCATTTTTAGGACCTATTTCTGGATTTCTTGCACCTATCTTTGGTCTACCTTGTAAGATTCTTCCTACTCTACCCGCTTTGGATACATAAGATGCTGCTGCAATACCTGGGATACCAAACTGAACCAGAGCTTCTGTAACTTTACCAGCTGCTCCTTCTGGATCTATACCAAGATCTGATCTAATTCCATCAAACCATTCTTCAACTGCATCAGTAGCTCTGTTACCAGTGATTGCATCATACGCTAAAAATCCAGTTGTAACTATTCCTTCTGGTATTTTAGACAGACCAGAAAGCACACCCTCACCAGCTTCTGTAAAGAAGCCTTCGTAGCTACCACCACCTCTAGCTTTAGCTAAATTTGCTTGTTTTTCATTGAAAGCTCTAACTCTTCTTTCAGCTTCTTCTTGACCTATCTCTTTTAGATAGGTGTATTTTTTCCCATCAACTTCATAGGTAAACATTTAATCACCTGATCTAGTAAATAGTTCTGCGTTGTCTTGAAAAGTTTTTACAGTCGCTTCGTCTCCCGCTTCTATGGCGTTTTTAATTGTCGTTGGCATATCGTCATACGCAAGAATAACACCTTTGTTTCTTAAAGGTTTATACGCATCAATTAATGCCTCTAAAGCAGCGTTAGCGTTACCTTGGAATGGATCTAGAGCTTTCATAAAAGGACTGGTGGATGCAGTTAGTTTTTCAAGTGTAAGACCTAATTCTCGTTTTACAGAATCAGAAAGTGTTGTGCCTGGTACTGCCTGCATACCATAGCCTCCTTTACCTCCAGCTATGTCAATTTTCTGTAGCTCAGTGCTTATTGTTTTTGCTTTACTTTCTTTTAAAGATTTAACTAAATCAAACTGTTGATTTATACCTTTTTGCGTAAGCTCTAAGTTATCGGCAGTCATTAACTTATTTTCATCTTTTACTTGAACAAGACCTTGAGCTATAGCAGCGTTTATTTCATCTGGTAACATACCAGCTATTTTAGCTTTGTGAACCTCTAACATTTCTTGAAATTCTGAATCGCTCTTGTCTAACTTAAACTTCTCTAAGTCATAGTTAGCCATGGTAGCTAGACTCTCGATTTTTATCTTTCTCATGGCAACTTCTGTGTTTAACTTATCAAGCAAGTCTTTTCTTTCCTCACCACGAGTTTGTTGTACTATGTTAAACTCTGCTGCTTTTCTTTGAACATCTAATGCGTTCTTTGCGATATTTTCAGATTTCTTATCTGCTAACAACTTATACATTGTGCTTTGATAAGTTTTTACATCTTCTCTGTAATCATCTGAAAGATCTTTCATGTCTCTGCCGTAGCCTTCAAGACCGACCTGAAAACCTTTGGCTACATTTGTTAGTGCGTTTTCACTCTCACCCGCAGCCATAGCAAGACCTGCTCTCATCATGTTTAACCATACAGATCCTTGTTGATCCTTAGATAAATTTTCGTCAAGTTTATCTTTGTCATAACCAAGCAGATCAAAAGCGGCATCTCTTACATCGGCAAACGTAGCTTCGTCTGGTTTCTTCTGTAGAGCGGCTATATATTCTTCTTTATGTTTATCATAGGTTTTACCTAATATATTAGCAGTGTCTAAATTATCTAAGTCCTTTGCATAAGTTGAATAAAGATTTTGTATGTCTTGTATCTCGGTAGCTGTTCTTTTTTTGATGTCCTTAAAATCAAACTTTTTTGTGGTGTCCTCTGGTTTTACAACATTAGATGTAAAAGGAGCTTCTGAAGTAGGTATGTCTCCACCGTCAAATGTTTCTATGTCATCATCAATTTTTTTAGCTTTTGGTGTTTTTAACAGTTTTTCGTTTGTCTTATTTATTCTAGTAGTCGCTGAATCTACTGCCACGGGATCATCTATATCTTTTGGAGCAGTTTCTTTAGTTTCTCCAAAATCTTCATCAATGCCAAATTGTGGGTAGAAAAAAGGATTTTGTGATATTTGTGTAATATCTTCATTTGGACTAAAGTCTTTTTGTAAGGTCGATACTGCACTCGTAGGTTTTGTTTGTCCATAAAAAGGTATTTGTGTGATACCAGATTTAAGCTCACCAACTTTAAATTCTGGTGCTTCTGCTACAGTAGGATTTATTTGACTAGCCTGTGCTGTTCCAACTCTAATTAACTCTGGACTAGAAGCCATGATACCAGAGGGTATGCTCCTTTGAATATTAGGATTACGAAACATTGGTCTGTCAAACACAGTTCTTATCATTATGCTGCTCTTGGTCCAAAGAAGTTACTAAAACCACCAGCTTGTCCTACTGCTCCAAGACCTGCGATTCCTAGTCCAAGAAGTTGTGATCCTCTGCTTGGTGGTGGAGTTGTTGTTCTTGATACAGTTTGTTGCAGTGCTGGAACACCTCTGAATATATCAGATAAGAATCCTATTCTTTGGAACGGCAATGCTTGTTGTGCCAACTCGTTTGCTCTTGCTACATCAAGTTCTTTCTGTCCTTGTTGTTGTTGCAAACCACCTATACCAAGCAATGTGTTTACGTCTTGCACACCCATCTGTTGTCCTAACTGACCAAGAGCCGCGGTTTGTGTACCAAGACCCGCGACAGTTTGACCCAACTGTCCAGTAAGTTGTGCTTGTCTTAACTGTTGTTGTGCTGCTTGTTGAGCTAAATTCTGTGCTTGTTGAAAACCTTGTGATCTTAACTGTGCACCAGTTCTTGCTTGTTGATCCATAACATTTCTTGCAATCTCACTTTGTGCAACTGCTTGTCTTGATCCACCAAATGCACCAGCGCCCACGGCACCTGCACCTAATTGATTCTGTTGCATAGCACCTTGTCTTGCTATGTCCGCTTGTGTCGCAGCTATAACATCTTCTGTAAACGGATCCATGAACTGTCTAAAATCAGTAGGAGAAAAACCAGCAGCAGCAACTCTTTGTTGTGCAGTTCCTAATTGTCCAATGCCTTGACCAATCGCCTCTGCTCCTCTTTGAAGAAAAGGCTCAAAAGAACCTACGCCTGCGGTGGCTCTTGATATTGCGTCTCTTTGTCCTTGTGAAAGTCCTGCTAACTGTTGAGCAGAAAAAGGCATAGATGAACCCTCTTGTGTTAGATTCTCTGCACTCTTAAATATGTCTGCTAAAAACTGCTCTTGGAACGGTGCTAATCTTACTATCTGTTCTTGTGTTGCTGTAGCCATTATGCGACCCTCTCTAGTTCAGACATCATTTCATACATTCTTGCAGCTCCGATGTCTCTGTCTCCACCACCTGCACCTCTAACTGCTTTTGCAGTTAGTACAAATTCACCATCTGATAGTCTTGCTGGTACAGAATCACTTGTACCTGTCCCAGGTCCTTCAACTTCACCACCACCTGCAGCAGTCATGATACCTTGTCTATCTGCTAGGTCTTTAAAATATTCTTTTCTTTCTTCATCGTCATCTAGATTGTAACTCTTATCGTCTATAAAGCCAAGACCTAATCTAGACTTACCAACTGGGTCTGGTCTTGGTTTAAATTCTTCTTGTTTTGGTTCTTCACCGAGTGCCGCTAAACTTCCAATACCCCCAATAGTCGCTATGCCAGTAGGAGTTTTAGCAAACTCTACTGCTTTATCAAAAAAACTTGGAGCGTCTGCTGATTTCACTGCTATATCTGCCAATTCACCAGTTGCCATGGCTCCAGATCCATATTGTGTGGGAAGTGCTGCGGCTTTTGGAGTGAAAAGACTACCACTCGCAGCGTATCCACCAATACCGCCAAGAAGTGCCGCCTTCAATGCGTCATCTGTGTCGGCACCTGCAGCGAGTGATCCTATACCAGCACCCAAAGCAGAACCTATAGCAGCAGAACCGAGTGGACCTCCTATGGCAAAACCAATAGTTCCACCTATGACTGGCGCTGCTTTTTTTAAAATTTTTCTAAAACTTTTAAAAATACCCATGATTCAATACTCTATCAATAATTACAGTTTTGTTCAATGTTATATTCTAGATATCGCACTCGTTGTCACCCTTGTTTTAGATAATTCTTGAATACTAGCTACAACATGCAATCTGTTTGCAGTTGCGGCCTGCACTTTTAATACTTCTCCACTCTGTAAAATTAGATCTTTTGTAAGTAATTCTACAGTTGTGTTAGCTCCTACAGCTTTAACTTTGAACAAACTGAAAACAGCACTTGCTGTATCGGTTAAAGTTACTGTTATCGTATCTGCGTTGCCACTGTCTTCAGATACTAAAATAGAGTTAACCACAGCTGCATTGAAATCGGCATCACTAGGAACTGTGAACAAAGTTGTGAGATCCGTTGTGGTTAAATCTACCTTTGCGTTTGTTACACCTTGAATATACTGAGGAATACTGGTTATAAGCATTAGCGTCTACCATCCTCTCTTATATCAACTCTAGGTGTGCCTAATTTATATTTTGTTCCCAGTGATGTGGAATCAATTCTTAAAGCAAAAGATCGTCCTCGTAAACGATAATTTAACTTTTCTGTAAATTGTTCTACTGGACTGGTTGCAGAACGTTGTGTTGTATTAGAGGTTGATTCATTAAAATTAGCACCAGGATTATTTCTAGACTTCATAGTAAAAGACACATCAGGGTTAACACTTGTAGATCCATTAAACGTAATATCTGGTATAACTTGTTTTAAAAACAAAAACTTATCGCCATCTCCTATATCAATAGCTGATGACTCAATAAAGGATGTCATGGCAGATCCATCATCATCAAAACCTACCTCATGGTTGTAAAGCAACGAACTACCAGTAGCTTGCGGAAGATTTCTTATACCTCTGTCAAGCCATGCATCTCTTGCTAATGTTCCATAATACCAAACTTTTTCTAAATAATTATAGGCAACATATTTATCTATTTGTGTACCAGCAGATGATGGGTAAAACCACAATATCTCACTAAACTCAGAATTAAGTCCTACATGTACTTTATCACGCTCTTCAAAGTTAAAATCTAAAAATACTTTATCTTTTACTGTACATGGCAGTTGTATCGTTTGACCACCTGCATAAACATAAAAAGTATCAACACCCATCCAATATACTGCATCTTCAACAGCTATCGCAGAGAACGGACTCATAATTGTTATGTTCTTTGACAATTCTTGCAAACCAAACGTAAATGGTGGACCTATGAACTTCATGGCGTGTAGTGTTTTATTAGTGAAGACGAGTATCTGTTGTTTTGTTTCAACAGCTTGTACGAAGGTAGATCCACCACCTAATCTTAAATCACCTGCTGTGTTTGTAGCAGTTGGGAAAAAATCCACTGGGTTTTCTTGTGAAGAAAAACGTATCAACAAAGGATCTTGCACACCATCACCTCTTTTAGTCGCCTCTTGGTCAGCATTTGACGCAGTGGGTGCTTGACCTAATCCATCACAACCAAACACAATTACATGTCGATCTTGGTCTGATACAAGAACTTGTTTAGCAACTCTAGGAACACTAGTTTCTCCAGAATATGTATCTGTAGCACTAAGCTCTTTTGCTCTACCATTTTCTCCAAGACCTAAAGTTTTGTCCCAATAAAATATACCACCATCTCTTGGATTTAATATAAGATCCTCACCAAAATTGTCATGTGACCATAATCTGATCTGTGCTCCAGGCACTGTAACACTTGCTGCGTCACCCCATCCAACAAAATCATTAGCAGAATCTGCATTACCAACTGCTAATCTAACGAGTGTATTATCTGCGTGTGTTGTAGCAGTCGTTCCGCTATGTCCACGAGTTACAGTCATTGTATTGTCATCAGTAGTTGCAGATATAAGCATAAGCTCTTCTTCTACGAGTATTACATCGTTGGCAGTATTCATGCCTGTTTCATCATCTACATCCACGCCAGTTTCACTTGCATCCAATGCCTCGTTTAGTTGTGTTGCTAAAGCACCAGATGTTGTTCCGCTCCACTGACCTGCACCCCAACCAGTTCCACCGACTGTTACATCTAATCCAACATTCAACTGGTATGCACCTACAACGCTAGATCCACCATTACCAGTATCAGATGAATTAGCTGCTACACTTGATGTTATTGTGTAAGCATTAGAACTTATCAATGATGCTATCTGAAACTCTGCATTAAGTATTGTAGCTGTGATTGTACCACCCAAACTAGATGCACCAGAGAATGTTACAAAGTCTTTTTCATTTGCACCATGTGCTGGATCTGTAACTGTTATTGTTGTAGATCCGTTTGTCGCAGAAAAAGTTACATCACCTGCACCAGTTGTTTGTCTTATGGGTGTTATGTCATTAAATGTCTGACCTTCTTCTATATAGTATTTAAGATGCGTTCCAATACCCATGAAATCAGAGCTATCAAGAGCTACCCAGTTGTGTAGTCTTCTAGCACTGCCTAGATACTGATTGGTACTATATTTCTCCCAACCACCAAACTTTTCTGGAAAACCAAACCTAAATCTTACTTTATCACCATCAACAAAACCACCTTCGTTACTATAAGATGTAATGTCAGACACAATACCAGGTTTAAATTTTAAAGCTGTCATAGGCATTATAACGCACTCGTTGATAAAGTTCCTGAATAAGCAGTGGCATTTAATGAGCCACTACCATCACTAATAGGTTTTAAAGCAAAAGGTTGTCCACTTTCATTACTACCAGATATAGTACCAGTTAAACTAAAAGAACCATCTGTTGAATCTCTGTTCGCAGTGCTTGTAGCACCAGCAGATACTGTTGCACTAAACGGATCACTGCCAGATAACACACATGATATTGCTAAATTGTTCGTAAATATAAATCGTCTACCTGCTGTTGGTCCTGTAACGCTTACATTTTTAATTTGATTAAACGCTCCACGACCACCTATAATTGCAACTACTGCTTTACCTGTAGCAGAGTCTATAAACATTTCAATATCAAAACTACCTGAATTACCATTATTCACACCAACTAAAGCATTATTCCATTTCATAAAACGATATGTGCCACCAGCATGAGAATGAGTTGTATTTGTACTTGGTCGTTTTGAAGTGCCACCATCAAATGTGCTTGTACCTCCTGTTCCACCTGAAGTTGATGGACCAGAAATGCGACCACTTATTGGTGTGCCGTCTTCCATAAAAGCATGAGTAAAAGACATACCAAAATCTGATCTATTTATGTTATCAAGTCCTACTCCACCAAAAAGAGTTGTAAAACTTGTAGTATAATATGTTTCATTTACAAGCATACCAGCAGTGCTACCAGTATTTGGTTTAGTTACTGTTGTATTTCCATCACCAAAACTAACACCACCACCAGATCCAGAAGAAGCACCAGAACCTCTGCTATCACTAACTAAAGCAGTATCAAAAGTGTGTGTATCAGTCTGTACATTTACTGTAGAATTATCTGCCTCACTTATTGTGGTTACACCAGAGTTTCCAGTTGAACTTTGTGACGATGTAAATGTTTTAAGCGTGGACTGTATGTTACCACTGCCTTTAAGTTCTAGTGTTGTGCTAGAATTAGTGGTCAAGGGTGATCCACTAGAATTAATTATGTTATTACCATTTGTATCGAGTATTAGTTTTTTATGTGCAGAATTGTTATCCAAACTTAGATTACCATTTATATTATCAGACAATCTAAAAAATTGTATTGGAAGTTTAGTCCTATCACCAGCTTTAGTGTTCAAACTACCACTTGAGTCTACTTCGGTAAATCCTACATTTGATATTAATGGTATTGCCATGTATCACCTAAAATTTAATTGATTCTACAAAAGTAAAAATACTTCCGTTCTGATTTATCGCTATTGCAAAAGATACCGAACTGCCAAGACTTACACCTTGAGAATTAGATGGATAACTAATTGTTAATGTATTAGATGAACTTGTCTTATCTATAATAATGTACTGACCTATTGCCAAACTACCTATAGCCAAAGTCAAAGCTACGTTGTTACTAGATGTGTCCACTTTCTGATAATGTGATTGTGCCACACTTGGTGTTAATGTGTGCGTAGCTGCTGTTATAGCACTTGGCACTGTTACAAGATTAGCATTAAAATATGTAGAAAATGTCTGCACTTTTGTTTGCTTCATAGTGCCACCGTCATTGGTTACAATGCCATCATCATCAACAATAGCGTCTGTTCCCACAGTTGTACTGCCATCCGTACTATTGTTAATCTCGGTTGCTGTGGAAGCTACTTTTGTTCCACCAAAGGCAAAGCCGTCTAACAAATCAGTTACTTTTGCACCAGATCCTGCACCATCTGCAAATATAAGACCTTTTGATCCAGTTGGTATTGAAACAGTGCCACCTGTTCCATCGCCTTGTTGAAAAGTGGCTGTTTGACCAGAGTTGTTATGTACAAAATACATTTTATCTTGATCGTTAGGTGATATTGTAATTGTGTTTGTGCCAGATGGTGACCCACCTAATACAAGAACCTTATTGCCACCTTCTGACAACGTACCATCACTAGTTGTTAAGGTGGTTTCAGTTCCAGTTAAACTTATAGCTCCAACACCATTTATAGCTCTATCTATTATATCTAGATTGTTGTTTGTAGTATTCCCCCAAGTACCAGCTTGTTCACCAGCACCTATCTTTTCAACCCCTAGATTTGATGTATATGTACTTGCCATGTTTACCTCACTATTTCTGTATATGTCTCTGTGCCACTAGGCGTAATCTCTGTCCATGTTTCTGTGCCACTTGGTGTTATTTCTGTGTATGTTTCTGTCGTGGCATCTGTTACAACATTTACAAACAGTATATCTCCAGATGATGTTTTTGTAAAATTCAAATCTTGAGAAGATATACCTCCAAGCGTAGCACTACCGTTTGATGTCTGTGTAAACACGCTACTCATGGTTATATCTGTAAAGTTTACTATCTTAATGTCTTCAGTGGTTTGTGTAAAATTAGAAATAACTTCTGCGTTTACACTACCAGTAATAAATATACCTGCTGTTGTTTGTGTAAAGTTACCATCGATAGATGAAATACCAACAAGTGTTCCAGATCCTATGCTAGAACTTGTGGCAAGAGCGTTCATCTCTGCTGTAGCTACTAATAATACGCCACCTACATCAGCAAGAGCAGTTTCTGCTATAGCAGCGTGACCCAACATTAATCAGCTTCCTCTATCTTGTTGCCTTTAGCTACCCATTCTTGGATTGCTTGGTAGTGTCTGTTGTTTGGGTCTATTGGCACTGATTTAAAATCATCATCAATCGTACAACTGATGGAAACATTTCTGCCTTTGTAAGAAACATATTTAGCACTTTTAATATTCATTTTTATAACTCCGCATCAAAATCTATGTAACCGCCTTCTATGTCTATTACTAATTCAGCACAATATCCTTTTACTCTTGTGGTCCCGTCTGTTGCTTGAAGTCTAATTACATTACTTGTTGAACCACCACCATTACTATGTAAGACTATAGCAGTAGGTGCAGTGTCATATGGTTCTAAATCAAAATCAGATAATTGAGAAAATCCTACGGCTGGTTGCCCTCTCATTCTAGTAGATAAAACTGCCTCTATAAATATGGCTGTTGTACTATTATAAGGTCCAACACCTACACCGCAAAGACCAAGACCTGTTTCTCTAGACATTCTTTGATAATATCTATGACAAAGTCTTGCTTCTTCCCCAAATGACCTATGCTCAAATGGTGTGGCTTGTGAGCCTACTTCCATTTGTAAACCAGTGATAAATAATTCATTATCTGTACTAGAATATAAAGAATCTATACCTGCCGCTCTTTCATTATTTGTCATAGCTCCCCAAGATGTTTGTAAAGTGCCACCAGTGTAAGTTGAACCTGCATGAAAAAAGAAATTTAAATCTAAACTTCTGTTTGCATCATTGTCTAAAGGTCCAGTTGTATCACCATCAAACGTAAGTATGATACGATTCCAAGAAGTAGTTACATTAAATGTTTTAGCTATACTTCTGTTGCCACTTGTATCTATGTCTAAAACTTCTAAAGCATATGTTTTTGCAGTTCCTTTTACATAAAAAGATATTGTAAATTTTTCAGCTTCAGATGTTCCCTTCTTCAATTGTTGTAAGTCTTGACCTTCAATTCTATAAGATAAATTTAATGCTTCACCTGCTGCGATAGATGTATCAGCAGTTGTTACATCAAACTTCATTGCTTTTGTAAATCCCGGCAAATCCGTAATATCAGCTTGAGTTAATGTAAAAGCACCTGCTGAATTATCGCCGCCTGTTACATCAATTCTAAATCTATCAAGTGAATAAGCATCTGTAGTGGTATAATTAAATGACGTACCCCTCTGTGCCACTAGCATTGCACCATTGATGATAATATTCCTTCTCCCACCAATCTGACTATTGGTTAGGACCTCACCCATCTTTGCTAATTCTGCTGCTTTGGTCATGCTAAATCTCCTAGAAATCCTTGTGCATTTAATGACAAATCAGCTGGTGTACTTCCAACTCCTGAAGTTATAGTAACACCATAATTAGATCTAAAGCTACTGGTAGCATAAGCATTACCTGTACCCTGTAAGTGACTACCTCTGCTTGACTCATTGTCTACAGAACCATCTAAAAGAACATAATTAGTGTTTGCCATTGCATTACTAAAAGATGTGGTATGATCTCCTGTGCCATTATCCGTCATACCACTAACATTAAAGCTATCTCTACTAGCAGCACCACTAGCTTGACCATTAAAGTTCACCCAAGCCTTTGCTGTACCTTGATTAATCGTACTCATAGCAGTAGAATTATTACTACTTGCATCTGTTAATGTGTTTACTCTTAATATACTAGCCATTATGCTAAATCTCCGTGTACTGATGACCAAACATTTGAAACATCAATAAAGGCAGCTGATTCATTTCGTCTTTTAGTATCATAACCTTCAGTTGTTTCTGTATCAGACCAACCATTACCATATGAATGGTCGTGACTTTGTATGGAATAAGTAGCGTTACCCATGTTAGCTGTAAAAGTAATTCTATAAATACCAGTCCCTTCGTCTGCTATACTACTAAAGTTAAAACTGTCAATAAAAGAAGGTGTTCCTGACCCATCAAACATACACCATGCCTTACATAACCCTTGTTGCAGATTAGTTGTTGTACTATTGCCTTCACCTGTAACAGATATAGAACCTGCTGTGGTTACACCTGTAAATTTATCTACTTTGAGTTCACTAGCCATTATGCGAGGTCTCCAAACAATGATACATAAATACCAGAATAATCTAACGCCAAAGCATTAGATGTTGCATGAGCACCTGCACGAGTATCAAAATCTAAAGTGCTTGTAGAATTTGGATGGTCGCCTGTTTGACAAATTCCGGGATTTCTAATATTTGTTGAAACACTTGAGCCATCATTTGCTGTATTCCAAACAGAACCAAAGAAAAACTTATCTGATGCACTATTAAAATTATTAGTAAAAGTAGATGTAAAATTACCTGTTGCATTATCTGCAATACTAGTTTGATTTAAACTGCCATCAACTTCTGGTGTATAAGCATCATAATTTACAAGAAATTTTGCTACTCCATTTGTAAGACTTTGCGTCACTGAACCACCTTCAGATACAAAGGTTGAATCAGAACCTTTGACCTTTACATTTGTGCCACCACTACCTGCTTTATCTACAATGGTATCTACATTTAACTGACTTGTCATACGATACTCCAATAGCCATTAACAGTAACTGTTGCTGACTGTGTTATAGGACCTGCACTTACACCATTCTCATCACTATCTATTGTAATATCTGCAC